AGACTTCGTATCTACGAACATTGTATTTGTATAAAGACCTTTCGTCTTCCATAATAGCTGACACCTTGCCGTCTCCTGCACGCATACCTAGATAGTAAGCCATTGCGTCTTTAGGATTGGGGCCAACAACTATTTTTCTGATAATGTTTGCCATATGTAATTAATTTTAATTTAGTGATATGTTATTCAATAGCTCCCACTTTCCGTCATCACGTTTGTGGTAAGCGTTTTCTAGTATAGTAAGTATAGCATTAAACTCTGTTCTACCCATTGTACTCCAAGAGTATCCTGCCGTATATTCTGTTTCAAAAACATTGACACCTATAGGCACAGCGCAACAGAAGACATATGCAAAGTCATCTTCTAGTTCGTACTTAGATATAATATCGTTTAATGTCTCTAATACTTCAGCTATCTCTTCTATGGCGTCGTGCTTGCTGCTCATTATGAAGCACCTATTACTGCAATACTAGACGGGTTAGAATTTGTTGTAGTCAGCCTTGCATCAACAACCCATGTCGCTATACTAGAAATAGTAGCTCCATAAATTTCTATTACATCACCTTCGATTCCGCCACTTGTTGCAGAATCTCCGTCAATGGTCAAGGTATCATTGTCAAATGAATTTCCTGTATTTGTTACACGCTGAACAGCCACTTGATCGTCAGTAGTACTCCCTACAACCACCTTACCTATAAACCTATCTACTGTTCCTGATCCTGCAGCGTTAGCTGTAACAATTTTAAACTCGGTTCCTTTTGTTGTAATAAATAAAAACTTAAAGTACAATCCATCTGCGCATGCAGGTAACGTTATTGTATCACCATTTATTGCATTTGCATCTAGCAGATGAGTTTTATGAGAATCTGCAGCTGTTAATGTAACTGCTCCTGTTATAGTACTTCTTGTTGCCGCAGTTTGAGCAAATGTAATTGTATTACCTGACGATGTTACATCTAATCCTGTGCCACCACTAAAAGTAATTGCTGTAGAATTATTTGCAGAGTCAGCTATCGTTACTACAGGATTCGGAGAACCTGATACTGTAGTTGTTACAGGATCAAATATAGGAAGTGGTCTTTTAGAAACTGACTTAGTAGAACTATCCCAAACTAAAACAGTACTAGACGATCCATTTGCTACAGTATTTATTTCTAAAGTTTCAACCTTTACAGCTGCTGTAGAAAGTGATAAAGCACTATCTACTCCAGTGCCATCTTCTATAACCTTTAACGAGGATGTTAGAGCAGCTGCATCAGAGGTCTTTAATAAACCCTGATAAGTATTTTTTATTGCATTTCCAGAAAGAGTTCCCATGTTCTTATTTTTACAGCAAATATAATCAAATGAGTAGATATCATAAAGGACGTAAGATACGAGAGTTCAGTTATCTTAATGATAGGTATGTCGGGAAGAACTATATGAAGTACTATAAGCACGCTATACGTGACATATCGAACAGTACAGATCTTACCATGAACGAGATCAACGTCTTAATATTTATGTACGACTACGAGTTTTTTACAGCCGACCATATGGCTGATGCGTTATATCAGAGCCCACGTAAGTTCAAACAAAAAGTTCTGTATCCTTTACAGAAACGTGGGTGGATAGAAAAAGCCTTCGACAGAACCAAAGTCAATGAGATGTCTTTTTCTGAAGCTCTATTCCACGAAAGGAAAAACTATAAAAACAGATACACTATAACACAGCGTGCTAGGTTGACAGTACAAAAGTTCTATAGGAAGCTAGAGGGATTAGAGCAGATTGTTATTTAGCTTTTGGGTGAGTCACAACTTTGAACTTAGCTTTTTCTACAGCTCCGTCATGAGGCTGATATTCTCCTTCCATAAGGTAGAATCTTCCTGACTCTTCCATCCAGTGATATCCTTTAGGGGGATCTACCTTAACACTTTTGTTTGTCATGGTTAGCTTACCACCTTCCTTTAGTTTTCTTTTTTTGCCGTACCTCATTTGTTATGTTTTCTGCGTAACGCTTCTTTTGCTTTTTTAAATATATTCATCTGCTTTACTTTCTTAGGCTTAGAATATCTAGATCTTTGTTCTCCTACTGTAAGTATCTGTATCTTTCTAGCAAACGGTTTGTTGATACGCATCACCTTAGCTACTGTATCCTTTGCATCTTGTACTGTAGCAAACTTGATGCTTACTGTATCCTTGGGGTTTTCATCTGTATACAAGCGTCTATCCGAGCCTTTAGGCTTTTTACCCGTACCTACTTTTGGATCACGCTTCTTACCTGCCCTCATGTTATTTGTTAAAAAGTTGAAAAAACTTGACTTGTATCGAATAAAAATTATATACTTGAATCAAACAACAAATATATAAAAGCTATGAAGAATTTATTTTTAACACTCGCCCTAGTATTTAGCGGCACACTTTTCTGTCAAGAATTTTTATCAGAACCATTTATTCAGTACATCAATATCGAGAAAGGTGCTGTAGTACCTGACGAAGTATGGATATGGAAGATTACTACAGTTGATGCAAATGATCTAGATAGTGTAGATAGTTTATTTGCTAAACCAGATTTAAGTGATGAAGATATCCAGTTAGCTCTTTACAAGATCAAATACGGAGAGAGTCAGATGAAAGTTTACTTTGACAGACCAGGAGTGTATGTAGTAGAAGGTCACATGTATGACGAAACGCCTATAAATATTGCCACTAGCCTAGTGATTAGCGATGATTGGGTAAATACATACAAGGATAATGGTAAAACAAAAATCAATAAAGATGGAGTGCTTGAAACAACAACAAGCATTAGAGTTTTACATAAGAAACAATACTCTACTTACAAAATGCTATAAATATAAAAGAGGGGTTATGCCCCTCTTTTTTTATTATGATCTTGGAAATCTAAAGACAGTACGCCTAGCTGTCTTCATGCCTTGATTAGCCATGCGAAGTCTACCCCCAAAATTCATTGTTGAAGCAGTCTCTTCTCTCAATGAACTTGGTACTGGTGTACTAAAGTCAGGAGACTCAACACGCTGCATGCCTGCAGTATCCATCCCAGCACCAGATGTTTCTACTGGATCTTCCTCAATTCCTCCTACACTAGTTCTAATTTTAGAAGCTTTGCTTTCTAAAGCCTCTAAACCTTGACTATCTCCAGCTAAACCAAAAAATGTTTTAGCAGCAAAATCACTTCCTTTGACATGAGCTTGTGATCTTTTAAACGCATCACCAAACTCGCTTGCAAGTTGTTTTAATTTTTCTTGTATTTCCTTTTCGTTCATCAAAGGTTGTCCGCTTGGTGATGTAATACCAAGTTTTATTTTTTCTGTATCTGACAACATTGCGGCTGCTCTTACATCAAAAGCTTCAGTATCATAGAATTTATCGAGTTCATTATCAAACCTAGAATTAAATGATAAACCCTCTCTGGCTCCTTCAGCAGTGCCTGGTGCGTCTCTTCTATTTGAATAACTTTCTATCTTACCCGTATCATCATAGTTAGGAGTGTATTCAGGTAAATAAAATTGAATTGTTCTTTTTTCAGGGACTTTTTTTCCGCCTTCAGAAGAATCGCCGTAATCATTATTTTTAAATTGTTCATTCATAAAAAGAAACTCTTCTTTAGATATAGGTCTTAAAGTTCCATCATCAAGCTTTACAGCTCTTCTTGGAGCAGCCATGGGATCATCTTCACTTTGACGAACAAAAAATCTACTTGAGAATTCTCCTAATGTTTTAGGATTAAAACCTTCAATCCCTGAATTAAACATAGTCTTTCCGTCGTCATTGAGTAACTCGTTATCTCTTGTGCCTTTAGCTCTTTCATTATATGGATCGTCTTCACTAAACCCTTCGTAAGAATCGCTAGATTCTTCGTCTCCATTTTTACCTCCCTCTTCCATATATTTCATACCATCCTTACCTAGTTTGATAACAAGCATAGGACCATCCTCCATCACACCTCCATGCCCCATAGTCTTACCTCCGTACTCCATTTTACCCTTACCGTCTGCAGCATAAAAGGGGACCATTTCACCCTTATCATTTTTTACCATCTTTAGCTTTCCGCCTTTTTTCATGTAATCGTAAAGGCGTCCACCACCTGGCATTTTTAGGTGTCCTCCACCTGGCATTAATTTTCCGTGTTTCATATTATAGGTCTGTATCGTGTTTTTTAGATCCTCGAATAAAGCTATTCACTCTACCCATAGCCCAAGCAGCCATAGGTATACCTTTTCTGCTACCGCCAGACATCCAAGCTCCTTGGCCCCTGCGGTACACCTTTACTAAGGTGCTATATGATTTACCTGACTTCTTAGCTTTAGCTCTTAATGTTTTCTTTACTGCAGCACTCAAAGCTTTACGTGCAACCTTACCACCCTTCTTCATCTCCCCAGCCTTTTCTTTTTTAGAAATAGCTATAGCTGCCTGCTGTGCAGGAGACTTACTAACCTTCATGCCTAGCTTGGCTACTTTTTTTAGGTCTATCTTCTTACCCTCTTCGTATGCTTTTTTTCGTGCTCTCATTTTTCTTGCATGTGTTTCATCAGAACCAGCACTATCATCCCCCTCTGTAAAATATCTTTCAGGGAAACCTAGTCGATATGGCTGTGTTCTTTTACCCACATCGCAAATATAATGATATAATATTAATGCGGAGAGTAGATATGACCAGACACGTAATCGCCATGAATGGTAAAATATCTATTTACATTATACACTTCATTTTTTGTAAAAAGGTACATAAACTTATCGAGTAAAGAGATCTGCCTCCATAAGGAGTTAGCGTTAGTTTCTACAAACGTATCCATAAGCTCCCTCCTCCTATTTTGAACTAGAGACTTAAGAAGCTTTCTCTCCGTGTCATTCATATTTAAGTATGACGTCTGAAGATCTATATGGCGAACTCTCTTTCCGTTACGAAGAGCGGAAATAGTATCCTTAATACTTTTTGCTTTTAGCTTAGCCATCAGTTCGCATCTTTAATACGTGAGTAAAATTCTTCGTCGATATCTTTTATAGGGTTGATAAAGTTTACCCTACAATATCTATTTATTTCTTTCCTTCTTGTCTTAGAGTTCGTCACACAAACATTAGCTGCCTGGTATGACGCATTTTTAGAAAGCAAAGAATCAATCCTCTTTTTTGTCGTCTTGTTCGTTTTGTAACTCATCTTTATTTAATTTAAAAAATTCTTCAACACGCTCTTTATCTATAGACTCTTGATCCTTTTGAAGATCGTCTAATTGTTTTTTGTATTGTCCAGCCATGATCTCCCAAGCGATAGCTTTTTCTAGAAGCTGGCTTTTTGTATGTGCCTTAAGTAACGCTTTGATCTGATCTTTCTCTAAAACGTTTTTAAGTTTAAACTCTTGATCACTCATCGCTACCCTCTATTGTAAATGCTGGATCAGTGCAGTAAACAAAGATCGGTGTCTTTGGTCCTACATAACTACCAGCAATGTTGTAATCAAAATGCTCCATAGCATCTTCACGAGTCATCCCATCATCTCTTTGAAGGATATCTAAAACCTGATCTATATCATAGACAGCTCTAGTCTCTAACCCATAAGTGAAACCTATAATGGCTTCATCAAACCCAGTGGCGACAAGAGACTCATTGTCTTCTAGGATCTCTAGTAAGTATTTATTCATATGTATTTAATTAAAGTATATAGCTAGCCCTAGTCACTACTTATCATATACTAGACAAGTAATAGTAAACTCTAATCGGTAGTAGGAGGACCTGTAAGTTACTTACGCAACCTCCCTCTGAACAACCCAGGTCAAAGTCCTCAAGACCTTTGGCCGTATGGTTGTGACTAAAGTCGTAGCAAAGTTACTACAAAAAATTTAAAAAGTCAAGCCCTAAAAAAAAGAATCTACGTGGTCGGCACGTTTTAGGTGCCTCCACTACGATTCTTCTCTGCACCATAATGTCATACCTACACCAAGTATTGCATAAACAGAAAATACAATTAAAGCTGTCATATCTATTGAATTAATATATACAAAATTAGTGAAAACACCGCTTCCTAAGTGTTAAAAAAAATCTGAGCTATGCAGATCCTGGGGATTATACATACATACAGCCGTTGGCGCACGCAAACCCAAACGCATCTGCAACCCCACCGCCCCCTACAATGCTGACAACCTGCAAAAATTTTCAGCTTTTTGCCTTTACAACTTTACAGCAACTTATACAAGTTTTTTCTGTTAACAAACGTCAACGTAAAAAAGTCTGTGACAATCCCCACCCCGAACACGGGCAACACACCAAACCACCCCCGACGGGGTACGCTATACAAAAACTATTTGACTTCTGCAACTATTTAACAAGTCTTTGCATTTGCCCTCTTATACAATTTTTTTCTGACATATGCAAGGCCGTTAACATCTATTAACGTGATATCGCTATATATGGCCTCAAATGTTAAAATACTGT